TCATCGGGCACCTCCGACCGGCGCTGCCGGAGCAAGCATCAGACCGCGCGCCTTGGCATTCAGCGCCACAATCGAATCCTCGGCAGCCTTGGCCAGCATGACTACGGCTTGCGCGACTTCCGGCGCTACGGTCGCCCCGAACGCGGGCAGGAGCCTCAATTCCAGAGCGTGCTCCATTGCTTCGGCGTAGCCTTGCGGTAGATCCACGGAAGACTGAAGCGAACTAAACGCCGTCAGTTGCGACCACGTATCCAGTAGCAGATTGGTCGTCGATGCGGCCACCGGAACAGGCCACAGATACAGCGTCGAGTTCGGCGATCCCCGGTCGTTATACAGACACTCCGGGATGTTAGCGTAAGCGTTCTTGTCCTGAATCGCGCCGTATTCCTGCTCGCCGATCAAGCGCAGCACGGACTCAATCATGTTGGCCGGATTCGGACCAGCGAGCGCCACGCGCGCCTGCTCGATGTATGTTGGCCGCGTCGGAGTGAACACGCCGGTCGGCCCGATAGTATAGCTTTTCGTGGTAGCCGCGAGCGCATAGGTGTCCGTCCGAACGCTCCAGACAAACCTCTCCTGGACGGCCCATTGCTCAACCAGCAGATTGAGCCGGGCTAGGGCATCCATGCTGTCAGACACGGATGGTGCGCCGCCAGGGTCTGCCAGCCCGAGCCCCGCAAAGGCTGTATTGATGATCGTTTGGGCGTTATAGGACGGCATGAGCCTCCTTACAGAAAACAGGGAGGCTCGCCAATCGAGCCTCCCGCGTCACTACTTGTTCTGCATCGTGTTCACGAGTTCCGTGAGCTTCCGCAGTTGGTCCGCCTGGGCATTGATTTGCCCCTCCAGGTCCTGGTTCCGTTTCAGGAGGGCGAGCTTTTCCTGCTCCGGGCTGAGCACCATGACCTGCGGCTTCATGTAGGGCTCATGACGGTAGCCCCGCTCAATTGCCGCATCCACTGCGGCGGTATTCTCCGCAACGATGCGCTTTCGCTCAGCGGCGATGGTGACTCCCTTGAGCGACTTGCCTACGGTCAACTCCCCCAGCGCCTGATGGTGCAGCATAACTGGCCACTGGTTGTCGGGGTGGGTCGGATCGTAGGGCGGTCGCGGGTCGGTTGTCTTTTTGCCTTCACTGAGATTCAAAAGCCCAACGCTGTTGACTTCGTGAGAAGCGACGAAGGCCGCGAGTGCATCCCCGTGGCCGTCGCCGCTAAATTGCTGTCCGAATGCTTGAACTGGCATAAACCTCGATTCGGGCTGGTTACATCATCTTTCCGCTGCCGGAGGTGTTCCCTATCGGCACCGGAATGTTCGCGACCGTGAGTCGGCCGGTAGCCCCGGCGTTCCAGATCGCCGCCGTGCTATTGTCGGTCAGGTTGGCGATGCTGTTCTGCACCATCACGTAGCCCTGGGTCAGCGCCGGGACCACGAAGATGCTGGCCTGATTGGTCGTGTAGTTCGCGCATTCGCTGATGAAAGTGCACTTGTCAAACAGCAAGAAGCCCTGAATGGCCGTCGCGCTTGACAGTTTCACCAGCGGATGGGCGGTTGTCGCGCCAATCTGAGCCAGAATGATGCAGTTCTGGAAGATGTTGCGCGGAGAGGCACCAGCGACAAGAATCTCGCTGTTTGCCGCAACGGTACGGACTACGGTGTCCAGACCGATCACGCAGCCATCGAACACGCACTCTTGCGCCCCATTGAGGTACAGGGAATAGGCACCAGCGATGTCGTTGGTCGTGGCCCCGATACCCGCAATGTGGCACTTACGGAACACGTTGCGCTCACCCGTAACCAGGACGCAGCCCGTGGGGTTGGCGCTGGTCACGCCAGCGAAGAATTCGATGCCCTGGATGAGGCAATCGTTCGCCGAGAGGGTGAACAGGTTGGAGGCGGTAGCGTAGGTGGATACGAAGGCTACGCGCGAACGGCAGGAGAACAGCGCGCCCGCATTGACGCCGATCAGGTGCACGCCGTCCTTATTCCAGTTCAGCGTGGTGGACTGATAAGACGTAGTGCTGCCTGCGGTGTCGCTTTCAGCGCACAACAGAACCACGTCTCCCTGATTGGCCGTTGCGGCGGCAAGGGCCGCCGTGAGCGTCTGAAACGCTGTCGCGGGGCTGTTGCCGTTGTTGGTGTCGTTGCCGTTGGTGGGACGGACCCACCACACGTTTCCTTGTGAGAGGATGCCCTGACCGGAGATCAGAGCATTGATGGCGTCGCGATCAGCATAAGTGAAGACGCCGCCTTGAGACAGAAGACTCGGGTAGGGCATTCTGTTTGCTCCTTAGCTGGTCAGCGCCATCCCGTTATTGCAGATCACCATCCAATAACCATTCCAGGCCATGAGAACCACGCCCGCACCGCCATAGTTGGCCGTGGAGGTCAGCACGCTGGTGGCTGAATTCCCCGTCAAAATGTGGGTGCTGCAAGATACGACGAGTTGGTAGGAACCCGTCTCGAAAATGCGCAGGATAGCCCCGTCCTGCACCCCAGGGGTCGGAGCCGTCAGCGTGACGGTATAAGCGCCCGTCACGAGATAGTTTCCGGCCGCAGCGGGTAGAGTGGTAGCTGCCGTCAGCACGGTCCATGCGCCGCCAAGCACCGGATCGGCAAGTTCGTTGTAAGGAACCCACACGCCCGCCGTCTGGCTGCAATCGCGCTTCAGACCAAGAGCTGACCAGATGTGGGGCAGATAGATCTCGGACGTGCGCACGCACGGTCCCACGTCGGCAAGGTTCGTGCCGTTAAGGAAACCGTTCACGCCGGGCACTTTGGCGACATCCGGGGTATAGGCCAGCCACGCAATTGCTCCATTGGCGTGGGCGGTTGGAGGATTTCCGGCAGCGCGAACGCCGCGCGTGACTGGCACATATCCGCCAGCCGTGAGCGCGGTGCTGGCCGAAATGGTAACCAGCATGTACTCGCGGTCAACGTAGATGCCGGTCTGGTTTTCTACGCCGGTAACGGCAGTGAGGCAGACGGACTTGTCCGTAGCCTTGACCGCAGCGCAGAGCGTGGTGCTCGGCGTGGCGGTTTGAGCGGCGACCGTGAAAGCAAAGGCCAGCACGGCGAACAGGGCAAACAGTTTGTTGAGTTTCATGGTTGTGGTGCTCCTTTCGTACAGCGCGCCCCTAGCCATAAATCACCACGGACTCATAGTCCGCATAGGTCTGCGCGATGCCCCAAACGAAGTCCATACGGGTCGTGACTTCGCCCAGGCGGTTATCCCACTGCTGGACGCAGCGGATCGAGAGGCCGGTGTCTTCGTCGGTCATGACGTAAGACTTTGCGCCGAGTTCGGCGGGGTTCTGAAGCCGGATCGCGGCCCAGGTGTATGCGCCCTGCTGGAACGCAAACGCTGTCTGCGCCAGAACGGCCGAGTTACCCGCAATCGTCACCGCGCCGCCATTGGTGGGCGAGCCCGAGCAGTTCTGGTAAGGACCGCTGGGGATGATGGCCGGGAAGATACTCAGCGTGGCCGAGCCGGTCGTGTCGGTAACATTCGCCGTGATGACGAACTGCTTCAAAACGCCCGGCAGAGTCAAACGGCTCTGGCCGTTGATTTCGTAGCAGCCCGCGAAGGTCACGCGGTCGCCAACGGTAAGCGACAACTGACCCGAGGTCCAGGAGGCGGTCGTAACCGACGTGCCGGCCTGATTTGCGCCGCTGACCGTACCAGAACCGGCATAACTGCCGATGGTAAAGCTTGGAACCTGCTCATCCCGGTAGAAGTCGAAATCAGCATACCGGCCGACCTTGCCGGCCAGATACTGATTCTTGATAACGTCTGTCGGGTTGAAGAGGGTCTGACCAGCCTTGATGACCTGCTGCTGGTAGGACGAATTCCAAACGATGGCCCGGTCTTGGTCCGGCGCGAGCAACTGATTGAGCTTGGTCTGCGCCGAATTGTAGGTGTCCAGAACGGTCGGAACCGCGCCGGGCGTTCCTACGAAGTTGGGCGTGGTCGCTTGCATGTATTGCAGCATGTAGCGATCCACCTTGTTCGCCAGGTTGATAGCATGAGGCTTGATGTAATTCTCTTTGATGTCATCGTTGAGGAACATCGCCTCTTCGGTGTCGTTATAGACAAACGACTCCTGGTTCCAGTAGGAGATAGTCATCGGCACGGTAACGCGAACCAAGCCCTCGGGCTGGAACGCCTGACCATCGGCACCGACCGCACGGATCGGGCGCTTGATGTCCAGAGACGAGCCGATCTTGACTGGCCCCTCGAAATACTTCTGATAGTCGCGCTTGAGCAAGCGCGGCATGACGCAGTTGTTAGACAGAATCCGGAGGAATTCTGCGGTCACTTCCCGTCGTACTGCTTCGTAGTTCCCCGCCATGTGGGTGAACCTCCTGAAGTGAAAATTTCACTGCACGGTTCGCCCAAGGCGTCCGAGTGGACCCTATCTGCGAGGTGTAACTGCGGTCTTTGCGCTCAATGCGCGGGCTTGCGCGGCCCAATCAATAGAAAACCTACCGCCGTAAGCCGTCTTTAGCGTTGCGGGCGGCAATCCACGCCGGATTGAGTGTACGTCCATCCGGCATGAGCATTTCGATGTCGCCGCTAGTGGGCATTCCCCCACGCGGCGCAATGGACTCCGAGGGCTTCGCTTTTGCAGCGTCACGCTCGGCGGCGGTCGGAGAAGCGGGCTTGATGGGTTCCGGTTCGGGTTTCTTTTCAGGCACCTTCTCCGGTTCCTTCACGGCCACCTTTTCAGGGGGCTTCTCTACCGGTTTGATGTATAGCCTTTCAACGCGCTCTTCCAGGCGTCCGAACGCCTTAGCTTGCGCGCCAATATCGTCACGCATGTCGATGAGGCGCTTATAATCTTCGGGCTTCTGTGCGAAATGGTACAGCAAGAGGCCCTTATCCTCGGAGGTGAGTAGCATTCCGAGAAAATTGGCGTCTTTTTCGCTATCGTAGTGCAGTTCGGCGTTCGCTTCGACCGCATCTTCCCAATCGGGCAGCGCTTCAATCTGCTTTGCCATCGCCTCTTCGGCGGCGCGCACTCGATCTTTGAATTGCTCGGCTTGTTTGGCCTCTTCGGCTTGTTTTGCCTGCGCGGCGGCGGCAGCTTGCGCCTCTTCGCGGGCAATATGCCTGGCGCTAGCCTTCAGATAGTCGGCGTCATTGAGAAAATCCTCCCGCTTGGGCTCTGCGGGTGGTTCTGCGGCGGCAACGGCCGCTTTCGCGCCGCCGGACGACATGCCCCTGTCGATCAACTCCTGCAACATCGCCGCGCGGCCCTCGGCTTCGCCCAATTGGCGCTGAAGTTGGTTGATTTGCCGGCGAATGCTACGCGGGACGTGCGGTTGCGCTGGTTCGGGCGGTTCCTTGGCTGGTTCTACCTTGATCTCAGGCTGCTTTTCTTCTTTTTTCGGCGGTTCGCGCCCCGGCTCCGGCTTCTGAGGCTCGGGTTCTACCTTCACTTCGGGCTTCGGCGGCTCTGGCGCGGGTTTCCCGGCTCGTTGCGCGGCCTCGGCTTCGTTCTTGGCCTGCTTGTGGGCTGCGAAATCAAACGGGTGCGGTTCTACGACTGGCGTACTCACTCTTGCGTCCCTTCGTTCTGCGGTTGTGCGGCCTGTTGCTGCTGTTGCGCGGCGGCGCTCTGCTGCGAATCCTGCATTGTCGCCGCGTGCGCGTGCTCTTCTGCCTGCATTCCGGCTTCATGGGCGAGGCCGGTAAAGTGCTCTAATTGCGATTCGTCCAGTTCGGCCTTGTCGATTCCGGCCTTGATCTCGGCCTGCCGGATACCGCCGAGCGTGGTAATGGCTGTCTTCCACTTGCCAGCCTCAATCTCGGGCTGCTTGGCCGCGAGCGCGAATTGCAGCTTCTGTATAACCTGCTGCATTTGCTGGTTCTGTCCCTGCAACTGCTGCACTTGCGCTTGCTGCTGTTCGGGCGACATCTGACCATCCGGGCTCGGCGCGATAGCGTCGGCCATCGCTTCAATCTCAGGATCGCCAGCGCCAACCAATCGCAAGGCTTTCGCCAGTACAGCAGGGCTGCCAAGCGTCTGCGGGGCGATCTTCAGGAAGTCGATCAGCGTCTGCATCGACTTCTCGCGCCGCGTCTCAAAGCTCGGGCCGGCCGTCACGCGCAAAGCATACTGGCCTAGCGTGATGTTGTTGGCTGATTCCAGTTTGCCGTCTTTAGTACGATGCTTGCCGTTCTGCATCTCGGCGGCCGGGAATTCCTTGTTGATTTCCAGTCGTTCGTGCTGGGTATCGGGCCGCACAACGGTAACCACCCGCTGGCCGTCGCAGATCTTCGGCAGAATCACCGCGCATTGCTGATAGAACAGTTGCTTGGCCCGGTGTAACTGGTCCTGCCAATTGACCGTGCCGATGTTGGTCTGCGATTGCAGCGCCTTGATGGCGGCACCGCTTTGAACCTGCGCGGCTGATGGGAGAGATGGCTCAAAGAATACGGCCGTGGCCGCCTTGATCTGTTCACCGAAGAACGTAGCCAGTTCCATCAGCCGCTGGATCGGAGCTTCCCACGTATTGCGCTGCGGTGGCGGCAATAGCTGGGCTGCTCCGGTAGCCGGATCTGTAGCAAACTTGGGGTTGATCTCCATGTACTGCCAGGTCTGCGTATTGCTGGCATCCCATGGGTTGAACCCCTGCGCATTAGTCACGTCAAACTGTCCGACGTAGCCGATAAACGGCGCTTTCGTCATCGTGCCGACGATCTCGGCCGCACTCGTGGCGGTGTAGTTCAGGCCGCGCTGCGAGTCCTGGGCGTTCGTGATGAGCGATAGCCGGAAACGCTTGCCGTCGCGCCAGATTTCCGGGCCAAGCACATAGAAGTGCGGCACCATCGTGCCGGGCCAGTCGGTTGTCTCCAGCAGGTCTGCCGCCGTCACAACCCACTTCTTGACTCTTCGCCGAGGGGTCCAGCGGTCTATCTCGCCGTCGTCGCCCCGCTTAACCTTGACGCTGGCCGGCACTTCCTCGTCCTCAAACCGGAGCACGTTGTCGGAATAGAGCCGGAGCTTGACCCGCTCAATCTGGACCTGATAGAACTCGCAAACGTAATATGGGCCTTTATTCTGCGCTCCGCCTGTCCAGGTATTGGTAGTACTGAAATCGTTCTGCCAATTGAGGGCTTCCGCCATCCACGAGCCGGCCGCACCCGCCGAGCGCTCGAGGATGCTGCGATTCAGTACCTTCAATTCAGTTCCATACTCTTCGATCAGTTGTTCTTTCGAGAGCACCCGGATTTTGCCGCCCCACATGGCATCTTCCAGGCAGGGCATCCGCGCGGCCGGGTCAATGAAGTAGCAGGCCGGGTCGGGTGCTGGAATCTCGACAATGCGCTGTTCCAGTGTGCGCTCGCCCGCATACTCCGTGCCCATCTCGAACACGCCACGGCCGCTAGCGGCGGCATAACGGAGCGCCATGATGTCGGCAGACTTCGCATCACTACGGTATTCGATCTCGCGGATCAGGCCCTCTAGAATGTCCGCTCCATCCGAATCGGCTTGACCACCTACGGGCTTCGCCTGCGGGCCGGGCGGGTTATTGCGCGCCTCGTTCTCAATCTGATCCACTGCGGGCTTACAGCGGTTAATGCTCATCCACGGGCGATTGTTGCCCTGGCGGGACTCGGTCTCGCCCTCCCGCCATTGATACTTACCGCCAATCCAGAAGCCGAGCGATTCCTTCTCGGCTTCGCGCAGTTCTTGCGTCTGGGTCTGATAAAGATCCCAGCAGCGCCGCACGTAGCGCGGGATCTCTTCGTCGGAAATGTTGGGCGACGGTTTTGATGGCACGGTTTAGTCTTTAGACCCAAGCAGCCGATCTACTTCTCTGGAGAATGCCTTACAGCCGGCATCGTATCCGGCGTAGTAGGCGCTCCCCTCGCACTGTATTCCGCAGAACATCCAAGCATCGACGAAGCCCTGCACGTAAAACTTCCTGTCTCTGTAGTCAGAACATTCGGTATCAACTGCGGCTGGGATGGTTATCCTGCCAGACCGCACCTCGCCTCTTAGGTGATTGATCTCTTGTATACCTAAAAAAGAGCGCTGGCGATGATTGTCAAAAGGGCGCGGCTTCAGTCGGACCGGGAAATGAAACAAAACCCGTAAATTCATATAGCCTGTCAGTGAATCTTCAGCACGCGCGATGCGCCGGGCACTGCATCCACAATCATCGGCTCGCCGTCGCGCTCGATAATGCGGAATGGACAAGCGGTGTCTGGCATGTCTATCTCGGGAACTATGCTCCGCAGGAAAACCTCGGCGCTGCGTTCGTCGATAAAGACGTGCTGGCTCGCCTTCCGGGCGTCGGCTCCGTGAACTACAGTACAGCCCTGGCGCTGGCCGACAAGCATTCCATCGGCCTCGCGGAACAGAACCGTTGTGCTCTTGGTCGGATAACTAACCGCGACGTAGATTTGGTCTTCCATTATTTGGCCCATCCCCTTGCATTCACCGCGAATGTCGCGCGCTTCCGCTCCGCCGGGTTGCTAGACTTCTTGGCCTCCATCAGTTCGGAGAGCGGAATCTTCTTGCCC